GTTGCTTTAAAGAAGTTCGATGAAGTTGAACTTCTTTGTAAGCAGACGAATAGCCGCTTTAAGGATCTTGCTCGCGACCCCTTATTCAAGGGTCGCGCCGTTTGGCTGCATAACGCAGTCATTCGTAAAATAGGCAAGATCTTGGGCGACTATTCTGCTGACGAGGTTTTCTCAATGCCTGACTGGGGTCCTGGTGCCTCTACTTTGATTCGACGTAGGGACGCCAGTCCAGCCAAGAAGTTCCGGTGCGAAACCGGAATAACACGTGATCTGTACAGCCTTAGTCCCTGGGAAACCCTGTCGGAGTGTTACCCGACGTGGGCCAACCAGCTTGTAGAGGCGGGTTTTCCGTCTTTTCAAGTGGGAAACAAGGTGATCACTGTGCCTAAGGACGCCTCGACCAATCGAGTTATCGCCGTTGAACCTGGAATCAATCTCTGGTTCCAGAAATCCTTCGGCGACATGATTGGTATGAGGTTACTTAGGTATGGGGTCGACTTACGCTATCAGAGCCGAAACCAGCGACTCGCTCGCGAGGGATCTATCGATTCCTCGCTTGCGACCGTTGATTTAAGCAGTGCTAGCGATTCCATTGCCTCTGCCGTTGTTGAGGAACTTCTTCCTCGTCGATGGTGGTTGACTTTGGATGCCTGTCGATCTCATTACGGCTCCCGTAGCGGGAAACCAGTAAAGTGGGAGAAGTTCTCCAGTATGGGGAACGGCTTCACTTTTCAACTGGAATCCCTGATTTTCTACGCAGTTGCTTCTTGCTGCGCAGATTATCTCTCCGTCAGCTCCGCTGACGTGAGTGCCTATGGCGATGATGTTATATTGCCATCGGTGTGCTACGGGTTGTTCTCAGAGATGATGACTTTCTACGGTTTCCGCGTGAATAGTAAAAAGAGTCATTTCGACTCGCTATTCAGGGAGAGCTGCGGTAGTCATTTCTACTCTGGTATTGACGTTAAGCCCATCTATCTCAAAGATAGAGTGGACTCGGTTCCAGCGGTTTATCGCCTGGCAAATGCTATCCGACGCCTCGCTCATCGCCATAACTTTCGTTATGGTTGTGATGCAAAGTTTCGGCCAGTATTTGATCATCTAGTGTCTTCGATTCCTAGAGCTTTACGCTTTCGGATACCTGAGACTCTCGGTGACGGTGGCTTCATTGCGAACTTCGATGAAGCCACTCCCAGCCGCGCGAAGAACGGTATTGGGGCAGGGTATCAACCTGCTCCTTTTATCGTTCCTAACGTGGTGGAGGTAAGCAAGACTTACTACGACGAGACCGTCGGCTATTTACTAGCCGCACTTTGGCGGTTACGTGATAGCAGAGACCTAGATTTCGGTTTCCGCGAACACGTAGCTGACGTCGTGCTTCGATCTCCCAATAGGGATTTCGAAGAACGCCGTGCCAGGTTCCAAGCGATAGCCACTTTTCTTCGCACCGACGATTTTGAGGGATATAACTCTGTTCCTCTCAATGGTCGGACGAAGTTCAAGGTGGCGAATAGCCTGGTTCAGCAGTGGTACGATCTCGGGCCTTGGATTTAATTAAGGCCTTTTCCTGAATCAAGGCGGGTTCTCTCGCCGAGACTAGGGTGGAGGGGTATACATTCCCC